ATCTTAGATGGATCTTCTGTGTTTTTCTGGTTGGGATCTTCTGGACTTGCCTCAAATCCTTTGGAGATAGCGGCTGGGACCGGGCTGGACTCAACCTCTTTAGGCTTGGTCATCCTCTCTGGGACGAATAGTTTTTTAGCCATCTTCTAATTCCACACCTTTCATCGCGGCCCTAATAAGATCTTCTGAATAGGTCAGTCCGCGTATTTGACCTACGATAAATCGGTAATCCTGTATGGATTCCGCTGCACCATCCGCCAACCTTTGAGTATAGGACTCTTTTTGTTTGCGTATGTCTTTAAGTAAATACTCTGCTAATTGTAATGCGTCCATTACTTCTTTCCAAAAAACTTGGTCGCTGATCTGACGGCGAAGCTTGCACTCACGATTACTCCCAAAGTGTATTGGTAATAATCTGGCATGACCTCTAAAGCGGCAAAGCCTTCTGAAACAATGTTCCTACCCCAATCACCACAAAAGGCTAATATAAGCGGGATACTGAACAAAATTGTAAGCCATTCGTCTTTCCACGAATTTTGACTGCCCTTCGCCATCAACCGCTCCCAATCTGCGGTTGAAGTTGCAGCAGAAACCATGACTTGCGCTTCAGCTTCTGCCTTTGCTTTTGCAACAGCGGACTTACCCCGCTGTTCTTCTGTTTTTTTATCCATCCAAGACCCAACAAGTCCTGAAATCGGTCCTATTAGAGCTTGTATCATTTTCTACTCATCCAAGCTGTTGTACCCATATAAGCGCCAACTATGCCAGCACCACTGATATAGAATAGATTGCTTATGTCAGACAATGCTTCAATCTTTTCAACAGGCATGGCGAACATTGCCACAGTAAAAACGCCCATACCAATCAACGTGTACCTTGCCATCCGTAATTGAGCTAAACTCTTGCGTAAATCGCGTTCTGTTTCGCGTATTTCTTTAGCGTGTTCCAATTCAGAGTCCGTGATCTCTCCATCGCCATCCAAGTCGTACTTAGCGTATGATGTGCCTTTTTGAAACTTTTTAGACATCACCTAACTCCAAGAAACCTTTGCGGTCTAGCTATGCGAGAGAAACGAGATACCGTTCCGCCATTAGCTTTTTTTACTGGATTTTTTCGCGGTGGCTTTCTTTTTTGCTGGGGCTTTTTTGCTTTTGACAGGGCTATCGCTACTGCTTGCCTCTGTGGATACCCCTCCGACCTCAACTTGCTGATGTTGCTGCTGACTGTTTTCTGGCTTTTTCCCTTTTTCAATGGCATTTCTACGCTCCACTTTTTTGGATTTTTCAACTTCAGCTACTGCACGACTAATTGAACTTGATGACATCACTGCCTCCTGTTTTGTATATTAGCAGCGGCTATATCACGCTGCGTTTTAATGCGCTCCTCTGCAACACGAACCTTTTCTTGATTCGCTTCATCTTGCAGGTCAAGCCTCTGTTGATCAATCAGAACATCATTACGTTCTTTTTCCTGATCAAAAGCTTGTCTTTCCTCAAACTGTCTTGCTCGTTCTTGGATCTCCGCTCCTCGTAAAGAAAGCTCCTGCTGTCTAATCGCTACCAAAGGATCAGTGTTATCAGCAGGAGCAACTGCTTGAGCGTACTGTTCTGTCAGTTCGCCAATCAGTTCTGCGGCTCTGTTAGCCACCTGTACTTGCATTTGCTGCATCATCATAGGATCTTGCTGCATCAGCATTTGCTGTTGTGGATCTATGGTTTGCATAATTTCCTGTTGCGCCATATTTTCAGCCATCATGCCAATATGCTCCTGAATATGACCTTGAAGCGTCATAATCACATTAGCATTAGCTTGAGCAGCAGGAGTAGACATCATAGCAACATGAGCCTCAATATGAGCTTGATGGTTTTGCTCTGGGAACGCTTGCAACCTCTGATTACGCAAAGCCTCTTGATTTTCTCTTGCTGGGTTCATGGGCTGTGGCTGCGGCGGCCTTGGCAAGATCTGATCAATATTTGTAACGCCAAGAGCCTCGTACATCTGACGATACGCCTGATACATACCCTGTGGGCCGCCATGAATATCTGGATTGGACTGCACAAGCTGCAATTGCGTCTGAGCCAAAGCAATGCGCTGTGACATTGAAAAGATGTTCGGATCAGACACAGGCAGAACATCAACTCTTTGATCAAAGTCCTGCGCTTTTATCTCTTGTGGCGCACCGGGGACTGCATACGGATATACAGGCGGCATAAACCTAGCGAACACGTTAGCAAGAAGCTTGAACTCTTGCTTCTGAGAATAATGAAGGCGTTTGTGAATCGCGCTCATCACCTTTGTGCCACGTTCCATAATCGCCATGGTCGTGCCAACAGGTGTTTCCCCACCCATCTCACTAATCTTCATGTCAGCCATGGACGCAAAACGCCGCCCAGAGTCAACAAGAGTGCCAAGCAAGTTATACAGCGTCCCTGACGGCTCCTTGAATGGTAGTGTCATGATTGATTGACGAATATCCATGCCAGCAGCGTCAATGTCCCTGAACTCACCGGGCGACAATGGCTCATCCTCATCCCTGATACGCGCCCCACGAGCCTTGAAGCCAGCCGGAAGGTTAGAAAGGGTGCCAGCGTCTATCAACTGGCGCAAAATGCTTGTGGAGGCTTGTGAGAGGCCACCAATCATGTGTGTAAGGCCGAAGCCATAGAAGCCAAGTCCGGGCAGGAATTTGTAATGTACAAAATACTGCTGTCGCTTCATAAGCATGTCTGTCGGATCATAATTTCTACGAATAGACAGAACATCTCCTGATGACTCCAGAATTGTGACGATATAAGGCAGTTTTAGTCCACTTGGCTCTCCATCCGGCCCCATATCCTCAAAACCCTCAAGATCTAGTGAGGTATGAACCTCATAGATCGTCATTTCTTCGGATACACCAGATAATTGTACGCCTTGTGCTTCGTCAATCGCTTCTTGGACTTCGGAATACTGCGTATCACCCCCTCCTCCGGGCAAATCAACATCACGATAAAAACCGCCAAGCTGCATCTTGCGGATTTCATTGCTATCCATGCGGATAATGTGCGTGATGCGAGGCGATGTAAGCAAATCAGTCGCGCCATACGGAACTAACAAGTCTTCCGCATGCACAAACTTACTTACAGGCCTTTGCAGCAGTGGATCGTTGTAAACCTTTTTAAAGGTAGACCCAACAATAGGGAGATAGAAGAGCATTTGGTCTGTTTCGGGATCATACTCTTCCATCTCGTAGGTGAGCATGTAATTCATGTAATGTTTTACACGCTCTGCCTGTGCAGAGACTTCAGGTGTTTCGGCACCCACAACCTGAGTCCTGACAGGACCACCTGACGGCAGCATTTCTCTGTACGCTTGAGCCTGAAACTGCGTTACAGACTCTGAAAGCAACGGATGAACCACACCTGTAGCGCCTTCAAACGGCTGTGTGCGATCATCATACTCCATGCCCAGCAAATCAATGCCACGCTTGTATGTATCTTCCCAGTCTTTGCGTGAGGACATGTCCTCTTCAATGTCGCCAACGAGATCTGACGATATACGCATTAACTCATTATCTTCAATAAACTCAGCAAGGTTAGCTTCAAAAGGAATGTCGATAGGAGAAACTTCTTGTGTAATCTCGCCAACAATTACAGATCCATCATCCATTTCCATGACGCTAGGGTCTTCAGGCATGGTGATGAAATCTACTTCTGCTTCTTCTTGAGCGGGAGAGGCTTTATTCAGTCCTCCAGCACCTATTCCTCTTTCAACAGCCATGGCTAATCCTTCCCGCCTTCAATAACGACTAATGTTGGCTTTTCAGGGACGGTTCTATCTGGAAGCCCCATGCCGCTAATCTCATTTTGCATTCTTGTGGCCTCTTCAAGAGGCACAGTCTTAATAGACTCTTGAGGCTGTCTTGCAAGTCTAGCTTGAGTTTCCAAGCTTCTCCTTGAAGCAGCGCCCTCTCTCTTTCTGTTTACCGCACTAGATGATCTGAAGTTATAATCAGCGTCAAGACGCTTGAGCATAGGACCAGCAACATCACTTAATCCAGACTCAAACAAAGATTCCGCAATAGAGTCGCTCTTTGACATACCACGATCTCTGTTCGTAAAATAAGAATCAGTCAAAATATCTAGCATATCTTGGTTTGTAATCTCATCGTCCATGCGACCAGTATTTCTAGCGTACATAACAGTCATATCATCCGCCGCGTCAGCAAATGCGTCTGTAATAGCAGCTTCTTCTAAATTCTCATCCAAAGCACGTTTACCAGCAGGAGATTTCATCTTTTCTTTTTGCGCTTCAAGCACAAGCGCCTTATTTGACTTACCTCTAGGACGTATCGGTGCAAACGCAGTGGCTGGACCGCTAACCATGCCAGCTTGGTAGATATCTCGACCAAACCTTTCTGCCATCGCATCATTTTCTCCTAACGCTTTCATAATACCTGTACCAGCTTTCGCCGCACCACGCAAAACCGTCTCGCCAGCACGACCCATCATATCAATAGCATCAACAGGTGCGCCAACAATAGCGCGGTTTATAGCACCAAGAGTCTCATTTCCAAGAGGATCTGTAAACACATTGGTCTTGTCAGCTAATTCCTTGAACATCTCCTGAGATGCTGGAGGAGCGTTAAATGCGCCCATGACTCCACCACCTTCCGAAAAATTAATTGGATATTCAGGTTTTTTTTCTAATTCAACTCTAACTTGCCTATCTTCAGTGCCAAGAATATTAGCTAAATACTCACCTGCAACCTCTGGAGTCCTAACTATGCGTTGTAAAGCTAATATTGGATTATAAGGAAGACTTCTTTCTGCTTTATTAAAATTGTATGTGTCATCTATAATGTCCATTTTAGGAGTCTGGCGAACATTGTACTTACCTAAAGTTGTAGCGACTCCGTATCTAGGGTCAGTAAAAGAACTTTTAATGGCATCAAAATAACCCTTATCTACTCTTCTTCCTCGTTCAAGTCTTTCATCTCCAACACGATTATATGGATTTACACTTGTTTTGCCTCTAGTGTCTTCAAAAGACTGAAGTCTTTTTTTTGTTTCAGCTTTTTGTTCTGGATACACATCAAATTCTTGTTGTTCTATTAAAAATTTTTCTTTTCTTGCATTAGCTTCACGTTGTTTCTGAGCTAAAAAAGCCATTTCGACTAATTCATCATTAGTAAAATCTCTATTAGTTATAGGGCGATCTACACCAGCAATATTTTCTGCCAAAAGTCTTATGTTTGTAGGTATTTTTTTATATAAACCAGCCATAACTCCCTGAGGAGGTTTATTTAAAATAAGTTCATTGCGTATTTTTTGCCTCAATGCTGCTTCAGCAGCGGCGATAGAATCTGGAGTATTTAACTTAATGCCCATAACTAAAGTCTTTCGAGTGAGACTGACCCCAGCGCAGAAAGTGTGGGATTCTG